GCTGCCGGTGCCTTGGGCGCCAGGCATCCAGTTAGGATCGAGGAAGTCTGCAGCTCGTTGCGGTTCCCCGGGATGGCGGACGGTTGTGTTGCCTTGGTCGTCCTTGCTCACCACCACACGCTCGGTCAGCGGCAGTGTCAGGCTCATATCGACTTTGCTGTTGTCGAGAATGTCAGCCTCGAACTGAATGCCATCAGCGGCCTTGTTCAGATTCTCCAGCAGCTCTGACTGGTGAACGCTCAACCATCCGAGCAGCGGCAACATGACGCTGTCGGGGTGCCCGGCGAAGTCGGTGAGGATGACTTGCAGGTCGAAGCTGTACTCGAATGACAGCGACTGCGCGGCGGTGCAGCGGATCTTGCCGTTGTCGATGAAGATCAACAGTCGGTCCGGGTTGTGCTTGAGTTCGGCCACGGTGGCGAGCAGGTGCGCTTTTAGGCTGTCGGGCTTGTTCATTGTCGGGCCTGCTGATGTTGGTAAATCATGTCTACTTGGCTCGCACAGTCTGCCCACGCAGCCTCAACGCGATCTTGGTCGGTGAGCTGATCACCGTTACTGCGCGGGCTGGTCGCCGGCAGCGTGCACGGCACCACGGCTGGACAGCCACTGACGGTAAGCGTCGGCGCCGGTGAGGGCAGGGCGCTCGCGCAGCCGGCGAGCAGCATCAGGCAAAAGCTGGGCAGCCCAATTGCGTAGGTCAGCGTTTCCACGTTTCAGAGCCTCGATGGTGAGTTCGCGCTTCGCCAGGCCGTGGCGCAGTTGGTCCTGTTGCGCGCGCAGGGTGGTCTGGGCGTTGCGTTCCTGTTGCAGGGTGTCGCGCAACGCGTTGGCATTGGCGAGGTTGCGTTCGGCTTGTTCTCTGGCGCGGCTCGCGTCTTGCTCGGCCAGTTGCGTGTCTTTGTTCGCCCCGCTGATGCGCAGCTCCTGGCTCCAGATCAGCAGCCCAAGCGCTGCAAGTAATGCAATACCGAGCAAGGCCTGCCGCAAGGTACTCACGCCCGGTACCAGCCAAGCTGATTCATGTCGCCGACGTCCATTTGCTGGATCGGGCCGCGAATGATGATGACTTTGCGCTGAGGGTTCTGGATGCGGAGCGCGTCGCGCAGCTGCACCATGTCCTGCTGATCGCTGTTCTCTGGCACGACCAGCAGATCTCCGTCTTGGACGTTTAGCCGCTGCACCGCGTCGAAGTCGATCATGCTGCCACCGCCTGACCGCAACCGCAGTCGTCGTGCCGTTCGTAGGCGCGCTGGAGTTTGATGTCGTACAGGTTTCGCTGGTAATCCGGTCCGTTGTAGAGCTTGGCAAACTCAGCCCATTTGCGGCCCTTCAGCGCCTTGTGCAGCACCGGATCGGTCTCGATGAAACGGACGAACGCGTCGAATTGCTGCGATTCTCCCGCGCTTATGGCGGCGACAAATTCCTGCACGCTGTTGTAGCCCAGGCGCTGCCAGTGAAAGCCCATGATCTGGAACGCGCCCCACGATGCGGATTCCAGCGCGGCGGCGTCATCGATCAGGCGAGCGGTCGCAAGGCGCTGGTGTTCGGCGTTGCCGCCGGCATAGCCACCAGATTTGGGATTAACGATTGCCGGATTGGTTGCGGTCAACTGATCAGCGTGGTGTTTGAGTGCGGCGGGATCATCGCCTTCGTGCCGAACCTTCGCCAGTTGGCGATACATGATGTGCCGTTCGAACAGGATTACCGGTTTGCCGTTGTCGAGAAAGCCACTGCCTTTCGATTCAACTTCATTGACCGCGTAGACGCTGGCCAGCGGCACGCCGAGACGTTCGGCAGCGTTGACCAGGTCGGTGTTCTTCAGCAATTGCTGGCAGTCGGTACCAGTGAGTGCGCTTAATGTTTTGCTGCCGGCAACGCCATCGGCTACCAAACCAACCTTGAGTTGATAGGCGCGCACGGCGTTTTCGGTGGCGTCGCCGTAATCACCATCGATGTCGAGTTTGGCGCCGTGTTGGTTGAGGCTCTTTTGCAGATTGCGCACCGCTTGCGAGCGGTCGCCATGGCGAAGGGACGTCATAGTTGTTCTACCTTGCGGTTGAAAATCTTCTTGGCAGCCGCGCGCGTGCCCTCGACGCCGAGCAGCCCGATCACGCCACCGAAGAACGGCGCGGTCGTGGCCGGAATTCCCAGCAATGACAGTCCGTGACTGGCGGACAGGGCGAGCGCGCCGCAAAGGGGAGCCTCGATCACCATGCGGCGCACGGTGCCGCCGCCATAGATCACACGAAGGCTTGCGATGATCACGGCCAGCAGGCCGGAGTAAATGGCGGGCCAGTTCTGTTCGAGCCAGGCGGCGAGCCAGGCCCAGGTGTCGGGACGGTCAGGCATGCGTTTCATTCCATGATCCAGAGTGGTTGGGTTCAAGGGCGCGGTGCGGGCGGTTCAGTCCCATAGGTTCACCATCTGCCGTTGCGGGGCGGCGGCTTGGGCTTCGGGCATTTGCACCAGAAGGCCTTGCGGCAAGGTCGGGCCGTGGTCGGCAAGGCCGGGGTTGGCTTCGAGAACAGCTTCGGTGACACCGGCGGTGCGGCCGTAGTGACGCCAGCACAGGGCATCAACGGTGTCGTTTTGCTGGGCGCGGATGCTGACGGCCATCAGATCAACTCCACGGTGGTGCGGCCGAGGCCGAGGAAGTCGCGCACGGCCCAGCGCTGGTCGCGGCGCAGTTCGTCGATGCTAGGGGTCAGTTCTTCGGCGTTCTGGTTGCCGCTGTTAGTGCTGTCGTAGGAGCGGTAACGCTCGCAAATCTCCGCGCCGGTCGCGGCATAGATCGCCCGTTGGTAGAGGTGAACGAGTTCAGATTTGTCCTCGATCTGCTCGGCTGGGACATCCGCGAGCGTGGCATAGCCTTCGGCCTGTTTGGCGCGGCGCCAGGTAGCGAACTCGCGGTTCACGCTGATGGCCGCGGCGATGGTCGCGGTTTCCAGTCGGATCGGCGTGACGCTGGAGTCGATGCGTAAAGTGCCGCGCACGTCGTCGAGGTCGATCGATGGCCAGAAGGGGTCGGTATTGATGTGGCCGCTCGGGGCCGGGGCACCGGTGCCGCCCGCTACGAATCCGCTCATGAATCTGCGCTCTGTTTAGGTCGCCGGTGGTCGGGGCTTCACGTTCAGGAGGAGCGGCCTGGCCGATCCGCCCCGAGCCGGCGGGGTGCGTGGGGACGCTCGGTTAGCTGCCAGCGGCAGCGAGTTTGTTGAGCAGGCGTTCGGCCCGCTCCAGATCCTTTTTGCCACCGCAGGCGTCGTGCAGGTCGATGGCTTTTTTCAGCAAGTCGATGCCGGCTTGCACCTGACCCGGTTGGCCGGGCTTTTCGTCGGTGATGCCTTCGAGCGTTGCGCGGCCCATGGCGAGGAACAGCTTGGCGCGCGCCTGGTCGGGCATGTCTTCGGCGTCGGTCAGTTCGGCGGTGCGGTGTAGGACGGCCAGGTCGAAAGGCTCGCCAACCTTCTGCGCTTTGAACGCGGCAGTCGCGACTTCTTCGGCGACCAGACAGCCCTGCGTGCGGGCGAAGCGGTCCGGCATGACCATCTTGTGTTGCAGCACGTACTGGGCAATGTCTAGGCCGCCGGTGAAGTCGCCGGCATCGAAGCGCCAGACCATGATGGTGGTCAGCACTTCGTCTTGGGCGCCTTGGCCGGCGGCCAGCACGCCCTCCACGTAAGGGATGTATTCGGGCAGCAGCTGACGCTTGAGTTCGGCTTTGCCCTGGTTCGATTGCACTTGTTTCAGGCGCAGGCGATCTTGCAGCAACTGGTTGAGCTGATGTTCGTAGGCCGTGGCGCCGGCCATGGTCTGTGTGGGTTCGGTCGCTGCCGCCTCGATGGCGGCAGTGACTCGCTGGAAATGTTGCTTGGCGAGGCTGCTGGCCATGGCTTAGGCCCCTTCTAGCTCGATGTTTTCGACCAGGCAGCCGAGGCCGTAATCCTCAACGACATAGGCGTCATTGCTGGATTCGTAGTTCTCGACGCGGTTCTTTTCCGGCGCTTCCTTCACGTAGCGACGGCGTCCACCGATCTGCCAATAGATGGCCAGGTTGCTCAGCGTGGTGATCAGTGCAGCGCCGTCGGGCACGTACGGCACTTCGACCGGCTGCTTACCGCCCATGCGCTTTTGCGACAGAATCATGTCGGTCGCCAGTTTTTCGGTGGCCGGCTGTTCCTTGTTGATCAGCGGGAAATATTTGTCGTGCACCAGGTTGCTGCCGAGGATGACGACGATGCCCGGGTCCTTGCGGTGCCAAGGGTCGCGGTGGTTGTGGAAGGGGTG